ATATAGACCCGCATATTTTAGCGGTTTCGAAAACCAAGTAAATAATTTTAATTCAATAGATGAACTATTAAATATAGATTGGGTAAAAAAATTTACTGAAGATAAACACTTTTTTATGTTTTCAATATCCTTAGCGGAAAAATTTGAAACACAACACCATTTAATGGCTGAATATAAAAACGGAGAAAGTTGGTATGTAGTCGGTTCTATTGATAAAGATACTTGCAAACTTTCAGATGAGTTACCAATATTTGATAAAGATTAAAAATTATGACACTTTACGAAAAAGCGAAAGACCTTATTAGCCAACTTGAACTACAAACTAAATGTCGAAAAAGACGATTCGTTAACCAACGTAGCTACCTTGTTTTTTTCCTACGAAGACACGGTGCAAGTTATCCATACATTGCAGAACTTCTTAAACAGAACCACGCTACTTGTATTCACGCTTATAATAATGCAAAGTATTGGGAAAGAAAAAACGACAAGTTCTATTTTTTAGACACGGAGTTTTTACGCAACGAACTTAACAACTTCGAAATTAGAATAAGCCAAAACGACTTGTTTGTAGACGTTATAAATTGTGGTAGTATAAAAGAACTTGAAGCTATCCAAGAACGTATAAAAAGAAATGAATATAAAAACGAAAACGAACAAATATTAAATTAATTAGTTATATTTACGACGGGTTCGTCTCTCACATTATAGAACCTTAAAGAAGTTACTAACCCTTGTAATGAAGTAGAAGTGAGAGCCTACGGAGTTGCGAGGGTTTTTTATTGATTAAAATTTAGGCAAATGGCTAAAGAAAAAAATGGGTTTGTATTGTATTGCGATGTAATACATACCGCCGAAAAACTAACCGATGAACAAGCGGGTAAATTGTTCAAACATATTTTACGTGACGTTAACGACCAAAACCCCGAATGCGATTTTGTAACTGAGATAGCCTTTGAACCAATTAAGCAAACGCTTAAAAGAGATTTAGTTAAGTACGAAAACAAACGAGCGCAGAATAAAGCAAACGCAGAAAAGCGATGGAATGCGACCGCATCCGAACGTATGCCAACCGATGCGAAAGATGCCGTAAGAGATAGAGTAATAGTAAGAGATAAAGTAATAGATAATAATACTATACCCTCTTTAGAGGATTTTATAGCTTATGCAGTTAGTCAAATTTCAGATATCAATACGGAAGAAGTTAGATTAAAATACGAAAGTTGGAAAGTTAATAATTGGTGTACGAATGTAAAGGGAAAAGAAAAACCGATTAAAAATTGGAAGTCCACTTTATTAAATACTTTACCTTACCTTGGCAGAAAAAAACCCGAAGAATTATCCGACGATATGAAGACGTATAACTACGTCCAAAAGATGCTAAATTATGTAGACACTAAAGACTATCGAAATGCTGACTAAACAAGGAGACACAATTAAATACCTACTTGACTACAAAGAAGGGAAGATTAAAGAAGGATTGGGCATAGGTTGCGGGTTAGATGAACACCTACGATTTAAACGCAAACAACTAAACATTATTTTAGGACACGACAACGTAGGTAAAACATATTGGATTAATTGGTACTTCCTTGTATTGGCACTAAAACACGGATTAAAGTTCTGTTTATGGAGCGGTGAAAACCAAAAGGGACAAATATTAAGAGACTTAATACAAATGTATGCGGGTGAACCTTTTAAAAACCTAACTGCCCAACAGATTCAAAGTTACTTGGGTTATTTAGAACAATTTTTTTATTTCGTGGATAACTCAAAACTTTACAAGCCGTTGGAACTTTTGACCATATTTGAAAATTCGGGGTGCGACGTTGCGTTAATTGACCCTTTTACGGGGTTAGATAGAGAAATGACATACGAAGGTAATTACACTTTTATGAATAAAGCCCGAGAGTTCGTTAATAGAACGGGTATGACTATCTATATTAACACCCACCCCAATACTGAAAGTGGACGAAGTGGCAACTTATATACTGAAGGCGATTGGAAAGGACATTTAAAGCCCCCATTAAAAGACCATATCGAAGGCGGGAAGGCTTTTCTTAATAGATGCGACGATATGTTTGTAATTCACAGGTTAATAAAACACGAAGAAATGAAGTACAAAACTATGGTAGGAGTAGAAAAAGTTAAGGATATGGACACGGGCGGAAAACACACGGGACTAAACGAGCAGGTTTTATGTAATTTTAACTACGGATTAGGATTCGAAGTGTACGGTGTTAACCCAATAGAAGTAATAAAACACGGATTTTAAATTAAAAATTATGGACGATTATACGTTAATTAAAGCAAGTGTACTTTTAAACCACACTTTTACAAAGGTTCGAGTAAGTGTTGACGAGATTAAAGAAAAACACCCCCACAGAAAAGACCTTATAGATTCAATGGAACAAAGTTTAATCGATTTAAACGATGTTCGAAACGCTTACCATACCTTGGAGAAGGAATATAGGGCAGCTATGCAAACTTGTTTCAGACTTGAACGAATCAATTTAGAATTAAAGTTAGAAAACAAGGAGTTAAAAACGGAAATAGAAAGCCTAACCACGGAGTTATGAGGTGTAAAAACTGCAAAGCCGTATTTACTCCCGTTCGATTTAATCAAAAATATTGTTTGGAATCCGATTGCGTTCGTGTTTGGGTAGAAGTTGAAAAGGAAAAGCAATGGAAGAAAAAGAAAAAACAACTAAAAGACGAACTCCAAACCTTACCCGAACTTCTTAAATTGGCTCAAATAACGTTTAACAAGTACATACGACTACGCGATAAGGACAAACCTTGTATAAGTTGCGAAAAGCCGTTAGGCGCTAAATACGACGCAGGACACTATTTTTCAATGGGTGGCCACAAAGCCGTAACGTTTGACGAAGACAACGTACACGGGCAGTGTGTAACGTGCAATCAATATAAACACGGAAACTTACTTAACTACCAAATAGGAATCCAACAGAGAATAGGAGCCGATAGGTTATTAGAATTACATTCCCGCGCCCACGACGTAAAGAAGTGGACAAAAGACGAACTAAAAGAAATCATTAAACGCTATAAATGTAAAATAAATGAGATTTGAAACACTTAAAGACCTTCAAAACGAATACGAAGCAATCTCGATTTTTTGCGATGAATACGAATTAAGTTGCAGAAAGTTGGACGAAAACGACATAGATTTTGAATTACTAAAAGACCAACGAATAATAGGTTACGCAGAAGTAAAAGGGAGAAACAAAACAATAGAAGAAGCCTACCCGTTACCAATAGCCGTAAGAAAGTTAGTTAAGCTAATGGACAAAAAGACGAAGCCCGTAATTATTTGGAAGTGTTACGACGGCATTATATACGGCAAACTTGAAAAACTAAAGGGAGAAATAAGGGTAGGTGGACGAATACCCCGCGAAAATTCCGTTAATGACATTGAGTTAATGGCTTACTTTGAAAGGTCAAAAGAACTAATCGAAAAAAAAATTTAAAAAAATTTATATCAAAGTATTGCAGATTAAAAAATAAGTATTACATTTGTGTATAATTAAAAACGAAAACGCTATGGAAAATTTAGATTTTATTAAGGATTTAGGAAGTTCAGATTTTGAAAGTTGGATATTAGTTCAACAAGCATACAAAGAACACGCGTTCAAAGAATATATAATGGAATGCGGATTTAATAAAAATTCGGGTTACGTTTATATCGCATTAGAAAACGGGGTGCAGATTGCATCGTGTTTCGGTCAAAGTGTAGATTATATTACTTATGATTTTGAAACAGGAGATGAAGAATTTTTTAATACTTACGAAGAAGCATTTAACAACCAATAAATATATACGCTATGAAACATTTATTTAAATCGTTGGCAGCCTTCCAACAAGAAGTCCCCGTAATTCACAAGGGAACGCAAGGCTTTGGGTATTCTTACGCTGATTTACCCGCTATCTTTGAGAAGATAAACCCACTTTTAGCTAAACACGGATTAGGGTTTACGCAGTTGCTTAATTCTAAAGAGGGTGAAAACTATTTAGTTACCGTACTTTTTCACGTTGAAAGCGGGGAATCTATCGAAAGCACTACGTTAATTCCGCAGGTTGAATTAAAAGGTATGAACTCTTACCAATCTTTTGGGAGCGGTTGCACCTATTTCCGTAGGTATTGCTTGAGTTCGATTTGTGGGCTTGTTACGGACAAAGATACGGACGCTTCGGGCGAACAAGTAAAACACGAACCAAAAAAACCTTCTATTGACCAAAAGCGTTTAGGTAAGGCTTTAGAAGCTATTGCAGGGGGTAAGTACACTAAAGAAGAATTACTATCTAACTTTAGTTTAACGGAAGCCCAATTAACATTAATCGAAAACGTATGAAAGTCAGGGCTTCTCAAATTGGTAAAATAATGACTAACCCCCGCAAGTCGGGGGAAGTCTTAAGCCAAACAGCTAAAACGTATGTACAAGACCTTGTTTTGGAAGAAAAATACGGAATAAAAAAAGAATTTAGTTCACGTTACACGGATAAAGGAAACGAAGTAGAAGACCTTTCGATAGGGTTGGTTAACGAAGTTTTGAACTATAATTTTATTTACAAAAACGACGAACATTTTAGTAACGATTGGAT